TCTAGATTCGATGGTATCGACTGTTGCGACAGTGACCCATGTTCCTGGTTCCCAATGTCCATCACCGATGATACCTACTTCTTCTTCACCCACACCCAAACGCTTCATGAAACGCTCACGAGACTGGTAAAGTAGCTCGCGAGTAGTGACCATGAACAACGTAGATAAATGAAGGTATTGCGTGATAGCACACGCTACCTCCGTTTTTCCGCCGTTCGTAGCTATGCGTAGAACGCCCTGGCGGGCCTTTATAGCCTTCTCAGCAGCGTCTAGCTGGTAAGCGTACTTCCCAGTCATAGAGACGCCTACAAGGTCGTACGTACGCCCCCTAGGCTCCAGTATAGTCCTGTGGTCTACGATCTCTACTGTGTTGCCTGCAAGCTCGCAGGCTTCCTTCACAAGACTAGTAAGTCCAGTTGGGAAGGTATCCGACGTAGACCTGAACAAGTGCTTGCGCCCATCCCACATACCTTTACGATATGATTGAGCGAACTTTGCACCTTCTACTGGGTAAGAGGTGATTAGGCGCACCGCACTTCTAGGAAACGGACCACTAATCTTGGCGGTAGGACCGTATATCTCTATCCGTACGGAATCAGTCATGTCCTGGCTTTACTAGCAGACTCTCCACAGGAATCAAGCTCGTGGACGGGCGAATAAGCATGTACTCATCCGTAGGTATCCAGGTGTAAGAAATTCCTTCTTTCTGGAATTTCTTGAAGGCAGATTGATTTAGCGTCATGACTTTTGGGTCTTCTAGACCTCGGTCAAAAACACCAGCACGTATAGACTGTGGTCTGTCCCGCCACTTAAAGTAGGCTACGACCATTTTGGCTTGCGGAATTACGTTAGTGAACAAGTAGTCTATCCGCCTAGCTAGCACGTCCATGCATCCAGAGTTTACAGGACACACGTCGTTCTTAAGGCAGTGAAGCGGAGACAATTGTTGCTGTGGCTCTATCAGAGTCAGGCACTCGCCGTATACATGCCTAAAAGGAATGAATACGCTGTGCTTCTGGAAGACAAAGAATACGAGCGGCTGCTTCATGAGACATCACTCAGTGTCTACACAAATTCCAGCTTTTGCCAAAGCTTTTACAATTCCAGCAACTGAAGTCTCCAAAGAAGACAATCTTTGCTGTACATTAGGTAGCGCGTCGATCCGATTGTTAGCCTTTGCAGCGTCCACCTGTGCCACCGCTATCACACTTTTGGTGTCGGATAGCTGCATCTGCAGGTCAACAACAGACTTAAGCATGCTGGATACTTGACCTATGATGTTTGCTGACTCAGCCAAACTGATAGGCATGTCCATAACTTTTCCAGACGCACTACGTGGAAGTCTGGGATCTGCAAGGTTGTTGCTCATCGTACAAGACCTACTACAAGTCCTAATACCACAGTCGATACTAAGAAGCCACCCGCTAATGACCAAGGCAGCCATTCCCAAGAATTATGCTGCTCTGCTTCTCTTCGTTTACGGCTTTCCTCTTCCCACATACCTGTCAAGCGCACACGGTCTGCTTGTAGCATCGTTGCGCGCTCAACACAAGCAGTCAAGGCCCGCTGAAATTGTGTAGAAGCCGTGGTAAGGTCGGCAATCTGTGATGCAGCAGCAGTTGTAACGTCAGTTAGGTGCCTAAGGTCTTCGTCCATCTGTAAAAGCTGCTGGTACTCTCCAAGGTTAAAACCTTGGTAAGTAGATCCTGATACAGTTAGACGAGTACCTGCAGGTAGCCTGTATCTCGTGTACGTCTGCGCTGAGGCTATCGACGGAATAAACAGTAACAAAAACCCTAAGATTTTAGCGAACGTGCGCATCTACCGCTTCCCATGACTTTAACGCAGAGATGAGTGCAGTGTTGGCCTCATGTTCTGCTTCAAGAGTTTGTATCTTTTGATCCAGCTCAGCTGCTCTATTTAGAGCTGCTTCCGCTGCTGTTTTATGTGTTTCCTGCTGCCCCTGCAAAGTATCAGACTTTACGTCAATTTCATTTCTGCGAAGGGTCTCCTGTAGTGTGTCGCGAGAATGCTTTAATTCCGCGATTTCTCTTTGTCGCATAGATTCACGAACAAAGAAAACAGTCAACACTATTAGAGTTATCAAAGCTACTACAGAACCGATGATCCACTTACGCCAACCAGTGGGATTTTCTTTTCGATAGTTTTGAACAAACTCAATTAAGGTATTCATGTTCATGGAAATACGTCTTTACGCGACCCGCCAATGGTATCGTCTTCCAAGGAAACAGCAGTTACAAGATTTCTAATAAGTGACTCAACTTGGCGGTCAAAATGCGAAGGAACAGACTTCAGCATCTGAACAGTTTTGGTTGACCTGGACTGGTACGGAACATTAGGTCCAGCAGGAACCAGAACTCCAGAGGAGTCATACAGCTTTCCATAGTTTACTTCATACTCAGCACCCAAGGTATGCGGAGTAGTGTGCAAGTATACAAATGGAGAAACTACAACATCGTTCTTAGGAATAAGCACGGCCAGAACATTAACAGATACTCCAACTATTGGAGAACCTACATGTCCAGTTATGTAATATCCTGCAATGTTTTTGTAGTCTGCGTCTATTCTTGCGGAGAAGGATAGATTAAGTCTGATTAAGTCAGAAGCAATGTAGGTTACAGAAGAAATGCTCATAGGTCACTCTCCCGATGAAGACATTTCTGCTCTAACGCTTTGGCTGTCTCTACCAAGCAACCGCATAAATGCTTTGTACAACCAAGAGCAGCAGATGCCTGCTACAGATCCAAACAATATTCTAGTGCCGATATCTCCACCTATATCATCCGGCATAGGAAAAATAGGAACACAAGCAATGAGCGTAGCAATTACCGGAGCGTGAAAAACTACAGTGCGTCTATACCACTTCTTTGCTGCTAGCTTTGGAAAAACTAGCTTAATTTGTGTTCCCATAGCGTAGACAACTACGCCAAGGAACACAAACGACCACCACTGTAGTACGCTCTCAGCAGTCATTTTAACTCAGCTAGTCTTGTTAGTACCGTAAGTCCAGGTACCAGCAGCAGGAGGGTCGATATAACCAGTTACGCCGCCAAATCCTACGATGTTAGAATCCATAATTCCATCAAAGTTGAAAAACACGTTAAATATGATGTCTTTGGTAGCGGCATCTCCATCAGGCGTTACGAAGTTTCCTACGCAACTAAATCCATAACCAGAAACAAGAAGATAAGAACTTAGGCGTATTCCTTCACCCTCAGCTACTCCGCCTTCCAACCAGTCTACATGATTATTAGCTATGGTAGAGTGCGAGCAGTCATGTACGTCTATGCCTATGCGTCCTGTGACTAGTACTCCAGTTTTAACACCGATAAGGGTGTTGCCCCGAATTACAACGGACCGACTAGGTACGGCCAGTGCTGGATTCTTATTTCCACGAATGTCTATGCCGTAACGATTTCCCAACAGCTGAGTTTCCGTTATTACGTTATTTTCAACAACAAAACCAATGGCATTTCCACCAATCTCTGCGTAAATGCCAGTAGACGAAATATTATTGTTGAGAAACACAGAATTGTTGGCAATCAGCGTAGCTTTTTGCGTAGAAGTGGTAGCTGCAGATGAGTATTTAAAGAATATTCCAGAAGAACCGGCAACAGTAGAAGTGTTGATCACGTTGTCAGTGATAGATATACCGTTAGTAGTGTCGGAGATAACAGCTATATGTCCATCTGCAGTCGCAGACAACGAACCATATTGAGTGCAGTTATTGTTGCTGATTACCGTGTTTCCGCAGGTTCCGGTTAGATAGATTAGGTAACCAGAAGCAGGATAGACGGTACCGCCTTCAGACAACGAACAAAGATTACCGTTTACTATTACTCCGCTTCCAACACTTACTGTACGCCCGCAAGAAGTCAGGTATATGCTAGCTGCCAATCCTGCTGCAACCGTTGTTATGGTCTGAGTAATGTGGTTGTTCTCAATGGTGAGATAATTTACACCATTTGCACGAATGCCGTAAGCATTAGTAGCCACACCAGTACCACTGTTACCTATGTTAGATATCAGATTATTGGATACCTGAAACTGTGCTTTAGTGCTGCCGACCGTGCTAGGAGAAAGATAAATTGCAGATGCTCTAACTCCACCATCTGCAAATATCGAAGTAAGCTTGTTTCCCAGTACCCTAACAGACCCACCAGTGGGAGAGGTGGCGATACCGCCAGAATACACTCCGTAAGCTTCAGAACTTGCTGCGTTGAAGTTGAAGAACGAGTTATCAGAGACCAGGATGTCTACACCTGTGACTACGTCCCAGGTACAATCCACACCAAAACGATTTCCTACACTTGCGCTTGTGTAGTTAGCGAATAGATTCCCGCTAATTTCTACGGACCTAGGAGATGGAGTCGAAAACAGACGTACGCCGTAAACAGTAGCATCATTGGCGCTATTGTTGTGTACGTTGTTCTGGATGATGTAATCTCCAGAAGTCATCTGTCCTGCAGCACTGCCGATACGCACCATTTCCGCGCACTTGGTTACGGTATTTCCACAAAACCTAGCTGGAGTTAGCGTGCTTACTGTATCGGAGTTGTAACAAATGACATAGCCACCGGTAGGACCTTCAACGTTATTGTTTTCAAATCTAACGTCACTAAGGTTTCCGTTAGCAGTAGTAGTCAAAACATAAGAAGGCGTGGCAACCGACGAAGTGGTGGCTGCGATAAATATCGTATTTTCACGAACGTAAAAACCGAAAACAGTTGTAGTACTTGTTGGGTAAAAAATACTGTTTGTTGCGCTTAAGGAAAGCACACTTATGTAGTTGTTCGTGAAGTTTATGTTCGAGAAAGACTGAGTACCGCTGCTAAACAGCAGGACGCCTCCACCGGATCCTATCTGTATATTGCAGTTCTGCACATACAAATTTGCTACGGTATCGGCAGCGCCGAACGGAGCGATCAAGCTGGGTCCTGAGACATAACAATTGTCTACAACTAGGTCACTGATTGGACACGAAAACACAGTAGTCTGTGGAAGAAGGTCACAATCAGTAAAAGAAGAAAGGCTTAACGTAGCTCCGCCAGTAGAGCTAACTATGCTTACTGGTGTAGCAGGCGCGAAGCTAGACTTGTTAGCAATTATTGTAGCTGCAGTAGCTGCACCGCTTATGGTTAAGCTGGTATTTACTACACATCTATTAAGGTCAACAGTTACGCTGGAGGTTATATTAACGGCTGGTCCAGTAGATGAAAAAATTGATATGTTTTCGAAAGAAGCAGTAGCAGAAATTACAAACGCAGCAGTAGCCGCATTGTTCGTAATAGCCGTGGCGCTAAAATTTTCTCCAACAAAAACTACGGGAATACCGACGTTTACGCTATTGGCGAAAGTATAGTTACCTTCTTTAACGTAAACCATTCCACCAAATCCAGGGTTAAGAGCGGCTAGTGCTGCAATGAACACGTTTTCATCCGTGCCATTGAAATCACCAAAGCTAGTCGTACCGTTTCCGATAGAAACGGTATTGCTTCTTGCGCCTTGGATTGAGCCAGACCTATCGAAATACCTAGGTCTGGTATTGAAGTTAAATGGAGGACTAAAGCTAGTGATGTCGGGACGTGGGTGACCAAACTTCATCTCTCGGATTTGAGCCGAAAGATAGTCAACTTGATCCTTCAAAGACCTAACGTTTAGGTCGTCTCTAGACCCAGAAGTTTCTTTGGACTGAATCAGCGCAGATCCACGAACTTCGTCAGCCTGCCACAGACGCTGCGCAGGGTCTGGGTGACCAGGAGTCGGTAGAGAAGGGGAAAGTGTAGGGTTGCTTGGGTCTGTGCGCTGCTGTACGAGGTCAGCAGTCGTAGAGGTAACAGCGATTATAGACCCTGCCGAGTGCGCGAAGGCCGTAGCCACGCCAAGATTGAGTATACCGTTTGCGCGGTCAACTACGGTGACAGTTCTAGCTTCTGGATTAGCGCCACCGACATCTACAGTGATGTTAAATGGTGGAACAGGGAAAATGCGTGCGTCTATTACTCGAATTTGAGCAGCGCCAATTGCAGTATCAGCCTCTAGTACGGAGGCAGCTTGCACTAGAACAAGGCCAGGATTCGTAGCTCCGGTTGCAATTGCATTTCCTCCGTCAGTGCGAAACACACCAACAGGAACACGAACGCTGTTTGGGTTCGTGGACTGTTCAAATCCTGTAGTGGATACTGGAAAGACCACTCTCCAGTCAGGAGTCAAGCGAGTAGCTACGTTAAGCGGAAACTCGCTTCCATCAGGCTCTGGAGGAACGTTAGGTACTGTAGGATCCCAGAAGTACCTAGCATCTGTATCGCTTTCTACAGCAGTGAATTCAATCTCTACGTAGAAATTAGTAGAAGCTCCAAGCAACGTAACGGATCTAGAATCGTTTTCTAGTTCTTCGTTGTTTATCAGTTGGCCGTTACGGTCTAATGCGTTGCCGTTAAAAACGGTTATCAGCCCAGGGTAAGTTCCTTGGTCTTCTACGCGCACACGAAAGCCGTCCAGAACTCTAGAGCGGCGGTCAAGCCATTCTCGTTCCAGCACAAACTTTTGACTATCTTGAGTATAGGTATTTGCACCTTGTACGTAATCAACAAGGTCTAACCGTTCACCAGGATGCGCCTTCAAAGCCTTAGGCATATTACCTCTTACTAATAAATGTTACAAGCACGCCAGCTGCGCGCACCAAATCTACCACGAAACGTATACGGTCTTCAAGGGTTACTGGAAGCCGAAGTGGAAAGTCGAAACCATTTCTGCGTGGGTAGTTTGTTCCTACCGTTGGTGCAAGAAGTTCGACTAAGTGGTGTGTGTTTTCTACAACAAGGTAGGGTTCGAAAGAAAGCACACTGCCCACGATGCTATTATAGCTGAAGTTCTCTTCTGGTCCAGCTGCAAAGCTTACCACTGTTCCAGCTGGGTAGGAAGCACGAATTACATGAGAAATGGTTAGCTGATTAAGACCAACGTTATTATTCGTTACATGTACTCGTTCTTCGTAGATAGGCCCAAGACCAGCGCCTAAAGTAACTACATATGGATACGCGCTTGTTGGGAAGGTGGAAGTGTCTGTACATTGAATTACCGAAGATCCTGCAACCAGAAGGGCAGATACGTCTGTGCTGGCTGACAGAAGTGTAGTCCCAAAATTAAAGACTGCGTTACCTCCACCCGGCGAGAAATCAGTTCCAGCAAGAGACAAAGTAAGGTCCGTGTATATAGGCCGCACATTGTCTGCAGCAGCGTACTGCTTTGGGGATCCGTAGAAAGCAAACCTATCAGTAGAGGACACAGATCCGAGATGGTCATCACCCGCTGCAGGCGAAACACGAATAAGGTCAGACAACAAAACTACGTATACGTTAATAGGATGCGTAAGCGTTGTTGGCGAAGCCAACAAAAGCCGATTGGGCGCAGTAGCAGTTCCAATCACTTCAACTACTTCAAATGCTGGAATGCCTCCTGTAGCTATAGCCACACGGTACGGAGCAGCATTTGGAAACACGTTAGCAGGGCCTGCAGGTCCTGAAAGCGACGTAACCTGAATGGAGGTATCGCCTATGGCTACAGCCGCAGCGGTAGTAGTGTAAGTTCTCTGTTTGAGAGAAATCTGCTGTACAGCAAGAGTTTCTACGTTTCCGCTGTTCTCACCGATTCGAACTTCGTACGGAGGTGCTAGCGGAAACGAAGAAGCGTCGTCTAACTCAAAAACAGCGTTACCAGCTACTCGGTCTATAGACAATCTAGTTGGACCAGATACGGTGGTAGTGGCTGTGTTGTTAGTTACTGTTTCTTCTTTTCTTACTTCCGAAAAGAAGTCCCACAGGTAAGGCCCGGGAAAGACATCGTCTACATTCCACAAATCTCCGGAATCGTAAAACGTATACCAATCTAACGAATCACCAATGTTGATGTTGGCTGTAATTGGTTTTGCAAAGTCAATCAGGTTCTCTTCCCGAACTAACATTCCGCGCTCCACGTCAATAGTGAGCGGAGCAATGCTCAGCGTAGTAGGATCAAGAACAGTGTAAGCCAGTAAGGTACCACTGTTTATATTCAGTGTTCCACCAGCTGTAGGGAACAATGACGTATCACTGACTTTGATTTGAGTTGCACCAATCAGGGCTTCCTCAGTGATCCACGCATGTGCGTTGTAGTAGGCGTAGCGAACAGGACCGCCTGCAGCGTGCTCTAGTACGCCTATTAAGGGCATCAGACTCGTACTAGCAACCAGTGTGAACGTATCTCCTACTGTTCCTGCTACGCTTGCTGTGGAGGTTCCTGACAGCCCAGTTTCGCGTATGTAGCTAGCCGTTCTAAGGTCGTTAGATAGAAGTTCCCTGGGAAGAAGAATTTCTACGTGGTCTGGATCAGATTGAATGACATCCCATCCACCAGCCTTAACCTGTACTTGCGCCACAGATACGGTAGTAGTGGGCTTAAGTACGCTGAACTTTGTAGATGATGCGAAGGTAAGCAGTTGTGGAAGTTCAGACCGCATAAGAACAGAGTTGTCCTCTGCTATCGCTCTGATGTACTGAAAATTGGTCAGAATTACGAACTGTGCGCCAGCTAAGGGTGCAGCAGACAACGTGTTGTAGAAAAAGAAGTTGTTGTTATCGTTAGAGAATACGTAACCAACTTGTCCAGTTAGTGCGCCGGTTATAAAGCGCACAGTAAAGCCGGAATAAGGAGAACCAGACGGAAGAGCAGTACCTACTTTTACAGAAGTGGTGGTACCGGCGATGGCTGTGTATGTATTGTTTACCTCTCCTTGGAGATAACCATCAACAGCCTGCAAGTCTTCAACATCTTGCATCGTCAAGTAATAGACGTTCGCTTGCGTTCCTAGAGGAGAAAGCGTGACTACCATACCTGCTGAAGACTCTGCACCTGGATGATTTATTGGCGCTCCGCTGGTCAACGCTACCAAGCGGGAAGGCATGGCCGCTACTGAAGTTAGAACGTCTACGTATTCATACGAAGTTCCACGACCGATGTTTACTGTGTAGCTTCCAAGCGTTATAGGACTTGGAAATCCAGAAGTATCAAAAACAGTTCTAGTAACGTCTAGCGTGTCAGTTGCGCCGATTACACCAGTTTCCCACTCAGCGTTTAGCGCTACGTGATTAAACACTAGTGGAGTATTAAAATAAACTGTATTAGTGTATCGGTCTATGTAGCAGTATTCTATTATTTCTGCTGTAGGAAGACCTTCATCGATAACCATCATTCCGAGTTGCGGGAACTGAAGGGTGCCCTTTAGTACGGCAGTCTTGTCACCAGCAAAACAAGGTTCAGCAAAAGAAGAGCACTGAGTTACTTTCGGACCTAAAATTACAGCCAGAATCTCTTCGAATTTAGTGCTAATTTGCTTGTATTGAAGAGAAATGACTTTGACTAAAGCACGCCAAGTATCGTCACTAAAACCAAAAGGAGGACGGCGTATTCCAAGATTGGACGATACGACGTTCAGGTATTTACCATCTGCAAAATCAAGAGAAAGCTGATCTCTGACTTCAGATATCTTGCTTTGATTTGTGTTGACAGTCATCAGAGAACCTGCACAAGCGTAGTTCCGGAGGGCGAGTAAGGAAGCGGAAGCTCATTCTCAAGAACAGTTATATTTGAGGTAGGCGTTATTATTCTAATGTCGGCCAGCCCTGCCACTGAGAAGGCGTTATCGATAATCTTGGAGGAGATCACATCTTCTCCAATTCTGAGAGAAGCGATGTAGGATTCAATGGCGCGGCGAACAGCAGGAGCAATGTCAGGCTCGTTGAAACCGTCCCTGGCTGAAATGCTTGCAACCACGGAAATGCGCTTAATAACAGGCTGTTCTACGGAGAGGAAGATACCAGCTGCCTTAACTCCGGGGTAGTTTAGGTAGTTAGCTGGATCGCCTTCCATCGTCTTCTGTACTTCAGCTATAAGATTCGTGTAGTAGATGTAGTGCGCAATTACCTGCGTCGTAGCTACTACACCACCAACGTCTGTAAGCTGAATTTCGCCAGTGCCCTTGTTCAGTACGTAGTCTACTCCACGAGTAAGAAGACTCCAAATACCCGAGGGTGGACGAATCCAAATACGCTCAGAGTTTCTGACTACTGGGTAGTTAGTAAGCCTAAATCTGCGCTGCGTTGCTTCCGCAGAGAGGGATACCATATCCACAAAGTTTATTACTGATCCCGCAGTGTGTGGCGATGTCAGCGGAGCCGACGTAGTAAGCGAAATTCCATTGTTGGAAATAAACCTTGCCAATTCCGCAGGGTTCACGCCATCTGTGTCTATGAAAACCCAACCAGCGGAAGGCCAATCAGAGATGCTTACTGGAGTGAGAGTCGAAGCGGCTGCTGGAAGCGAAAGTGAGTCTGCAGGAAGAATCTTTGTTCTTGCTACGCTGCCGCTGCCGTCGTCTATGTACAGTATGACTTCGTTGGTAGTAAAGTCTTCAACAATATTTGACGACGTTACTCTTGCCTGCGAAGTAGGGTCTACAATGCCAATAGCATTGGACTTTAGTGCCAGCGGAGTGCCTCTGCTAAGAGACTGAAGCTGATTCAAAGCCCTGATCCTGAAATCAGAATCATTCTCTCTAACGATGCCACCCACCGCTGCAGTGATGTTAGATACTGCCGCGCCGATGTAAGGAGGAGCAGTAGGAAATTGATTTATCCTGCCTACGCCTATGTTTCCTGCCGTGCCAGATGTGGTGCAACGTACGCCTACCTCATTGGAGGCGTAGTTACCTTGAATGATGTAAGCAGGTTCTACTGTGGCGTACAGCTTTGCGGTTTCTGTAACGCTTGGAGGAGCCTGAAGCTCTGTTCCACTGACTATTGTTCTGGCGGACGCACTTGGACTCACAGGCGCAGAGAGCGTACCGCCTGTTACGAACGCAATTCTATCTCCTATTAAAACTTCGTAAGGAGTAGCAAGAGACAGAGTCAGGTTGCCGCTGGTAGGGTTGTTGTTAGTTACCAGAAGATTTTGAAGACGAGGAGTACCCTCACCTACGCGGATGGTGTAAGGGTATCCAGCAGTAGGGAAGCGGCTTGTATCAAAACCTGTAACCAAAAAAGAACCAGCTACAACGTCAGTTCCTGCTCGTGTACGGACTAAGTTGTTGTCGTAGAACTTAACCCTAGCTGTAGCGGGCTGAGCAGCACGTCGTATCAACCCGAAGTCAGCTAGTCTACGATCTAAATCTTCGCTGGAAGCAGTTGTAAAAGAAAACAAATCCAGAAGCTGAACCATCTGGAAGTACTGTTCGTCGTCTTCCAGGGCTGCAGCTTCTAAAATCGTACGAATAACAGAGCCGACATTGTAGTCGGATATTGCTGTACGTGATTGCATGTATGCAATCATATCCGTTAGGATTTGCTCAAAGGTACGGGGCTGAAACGCCATTACAATTCTCCAGGTCAGAATCTTCTTAGAGCAAAGCTAGTGCTCAGGATATTTTGAGAATCAGTCATCACCAAATCTGCAGAGAGAGCTAGTACGTCTTCGACTGCCACGAAATCCAAGCTTTTAATGGTGCTTATTCTATTGTCGCTGATCAGCGTACGTAGAGCATCGATTCTGAACGCATTAAAGCTAGCAGGAGAAGCTTTTCTGCCGATAGGAAACTTAGCACCAAATTTTGAATGTGCAGGAAGTTCTCCACGTTCAGTTATGAATTTTATTCGAATAGCCTGCTCAACATTTGGAATTCCTACAATCGATCCCAAATCACCACGTTGATTAATTACTAAATCTGTAATCTCAGAGGAACCTACAAACGCAGACTGTAGACGTAAGTCTCTGCCATACGCAAGCTGTCCTGCGGTGTTTGCTTGAGAATTATTTCTTGTTCCGTCAGTTGTAGGATCTTGTGCAGCAACAGTTGTAATGTCGCCCCCAATAACACGATCTGCCGGGTACAAGATTGAGTCTCCAGGCATAAGTACGCCTGGTCCCCCAGTTGGGCTTATGAACGGAGAACTAAGCTCATTCAAAGTTACTAGAATTTTCCAGCGAGAGCGGTCGCCAAGCAAGCGTGCAGCTACGTCGCGAATGTCTTCTGCTGGATAGATAGTAGAGGAATTTACAACTTCTGGTGCGCGTTCATAGCCTATGTACGATGGGCTGTTAGTAGGGGCCTTGGCTGCAGTAGTTCCAGAACCTGGGCGCTCGTAGAACTTTGCATACTTGTTTAGTATCCAACCCACATTTCTTATTGCAGGTTTAGACGCTATTGGTTCCGATAAAATGTTTGCACAAGTTAGTTCTAAGCGCCTAAGTGCTCGCGTAACCGAGTCCTGAGCGGGAAGGATAGTATTGAGATTGTCTATGGCGTTTGGAAGGTCTTCAGCAAGTTTTGTGACTTGATTAAGAAGACCTGTAGCAACTCCAAACCCTGCTGTTTTTACAGCTGCTAGGCCGTTGACAATGTTCAGCACCGGAGACAGGATTAAATCCGTAATGAATGTACCGTAGCTTTGTAGGCTGTTTATGCTCGAAGAAATAACCAAAAACGTGTTTAACAAAGTTTGGCTATAGTCCTGCATCCGGGACAACATTCGCTGCCTAGACCTTGCAGCGTCAAGAGGATCAAACGGCTGAGAATAGGAGAAGTCAAATCTAGCAAGGGTCTTAAAAGATATAGAGTACTCATAGGTTAATGGAGATGAAGAATTTTGCGAAACTCTAAAATCTTCAGGCTCTACTATCCAGTAATCAGCGTCTTTAATATTACGCCACAGCATTACAACAGAACCAGCGTACTGATCCGATAGTTTCAAATCTGAATACCTACGAAAGATATTTTTAAGGAAGATAATATCGTCGTAACCAGTTGTTTCATCTCTAGGAATCTGCGCTATATTTCCGTTTAGATTAGCACCCAAAAGCGTAGAAATTTGAGAAGCGCTAATTCCAAGAAACGGAATAGTAGGAGAAACACTTTTATTTGGACGCAATCCGGTGGTTCCGGATATCCTAATAGACTTCAGTATTGAACCATAAGATTCTACATACTTACCGCCATCTTGAGTATTTGTTATGGTGGTAGCAAATGGCTCATCAAATTCATGAACTTTGGGTGGTACACGAAAGAAATATTCCGCATTGTTTGTTCGGTTGCCTGGGTCTAAACCGGCACTAACAAAAACTGCATCTCTTATCGTGTCATACAAGGCGATAGAATAAAGAGACTGAATCAATTCGGTAAGCTGCGCACCTCCAACAGCCATATCCCGCTGCGCGCGTGTCACAGATACTGTGGTAACGTCTACTGCAGTGGCTAAATTGTTTGTGGAGGTTTTAAGGGGCATATAGATACCTATGTCAAGGAAGCGGAATAGTCTCTCTAACGCTTCTTAGCGTAGCAATGAGGGCTTCTATAGGTTCCACGATTCCATCAATAGGAAGACCGGACAAGCTGGAAAGGTCTGGAACTGTCGGCAAACCAAGCAGAGATAGGAACACATTCAAAACAGCCATCAAAGAATTAGTGGAACCTAAAGTAATACCTAGATTTTTAACTTCTTGGTCTATGTTAGCTTGTGACACGTCAGCTATTGCTTGAAGATCTCTATCTCCCAAAGCTTCAGCGCGAGCACTAACTTCCACTAGTTTAGCAGATTGACCCTGTAACGCCTCAAGTTGCTTCAGAGTTTGTTCAAGCGTATTTATAACAAAGTCTATCAAACCTATGATGGTCTGAGGAATTGCAAGCTGCGGAATTAACGCAGTTAACTTTAACATTTTGTTGGTTAATTCCGGGATTAAACCAACTAAAGTTGCTAGTTTACTTGGGTCTGGAGGAGGACCCAGCGCATCAATAATCGTCTTGATTATATTAAACAGCGCTAAAACTGCACCGATAATATCAAATATTGGAACTAGTGGAGCTAGTGCAGGCTGTATAGGGTCAATTGGAGATTTACCAACCTGCAAAGTATTAACAACTTCAAGGGCGGCACCACCAGGAAGTACAATCTTTATCGGTTGAGGAATCTGGTCTATGCTAACCGCAGTTATCAAAGTAATTTCTCCAAATCAAATCGGGTCAGGTATTGGACGCACTATTCGCCCATTCAAAGTAATCTGAGCAGCACTAATAGAGACTACACCCACGGCAGTTAAGGTAAGCGCTGTGGTGGCAGACAGAGACACCGTATTGGTGTTAGCGTCAAATGTGAGGCTGTCACCCGTTATTCGGTTGCTGATTTTCAACTGCCCGGATGACTCGTTCAAATCCACTCCAAATCTAGGAGTAGTAATACTGCAAGAGCCTCCTATATTAACAGTAAGGTCAGTACCTACTGTAATTATAGTATCTTCTTCAGAAGTAAGCAATACGCTCTGCTTACTTATCAGTTGAAACTTTTCTGGCGTATCAATCTCAATGCGGTCTTTATCTGCTAGTACGTAAGTATTTTGCTTTGCAACCGCAGTTCCAACATTTGCCGGATTAGTTTGAGGTAATTGCGGATCACCTAAGTCTAAAATTCCAAGGCCGTTTACAGGAACGTTCCAATCTAACTCAAAACTTTGAGATGGTTTTATCCACGCTTTTACGCTTCCGCCGTTCTCGTCATCTAGCTGTCGTGGAAATCGTCCTTCTTCCGGCGACATCGGATTACCAAATCTAAGAGTAGAGTTAGCTCTATACGTAGAAAGGTATACGTCTCCAGACTTGGTAATTGAAAACTCAACACCGTTGGTTCGATGTAAAAATCTACCAGTTTGGTTTAAGTAGGGCGGAGTTGTAGGAGCATTAGGATTTCGCTTACCGCTGGTAGCAGGGTCGTAAGGATTTTTAGGGTGAGGCCACCACCTAAGTATGAAAGGTGTGTCCAGGCTGCCACCCAAGAAGCTGACAATGCACCAATCTCCATCCAAATCGTATGGATTGATGTTTACTAGTTGGCTGTTCCAGTTTGCTCCTGTAGTAAGCCCAGAACAGCCCCTTGGCAGGCGTTCATAGTAATCATCCAGCCCTGTCCTGCAGTCGGGTGTAATAATTACATTACCAAGCGTGTAGATAGACGAACGTCCGTCTTCTACAACAAGAACAGTACAGGTATGCAGGTAACCCCTGCGGTCCTCTCTTTGTGTAGCTGCGCGGTTTAAATCTGCGTCTGGAGGATTTACGGACAGTACTAAACCCAGCACAGACTTAGTGACATTTACAGCTACGGAGTCTCTAGGATTGTTGGTGAGACTCTGCTGTATTGGTTCACCGTAGCTATTGACTATCCTATGTTGGTTGTTTACGGCCATCAGGTACCCTCTCCTGTGGTTTCTGTCGCAGCAGTAATTACCTGTGCAGCCTCAGAGTTTGCTAGAGGGTTGTTGGAGAAACCGCCAGCCAAGGTACCAGTTCCGCTGGTAGAAGGAAGGTCTCTTCTAAGAATTCTTTCAGCCTCTGCTACTTCTGCATCAATATCAACAGGCGCTGCAGTTACGGCTTCTATTACTCCTTCGTTATATCTTGCACCTACAGTAGTCTGCGTAGATGTTCCATCTATGTTGGACGAAACTACTCCTGCGTCAGTCTCATTGAACTCTTGACTCGCACGAGCAGATACAGGCAGCAAGTCTGCTGTGGGATCGTTGTTGGACCTACGTTGTAGCTTGAGCGCTCTACGAACAGATAGAGGATCAGGAGAAACGAAGAACGCGGACAGTCTTGAACCCGTCTTTCTCTGTGTGTCGGTCACATTGTTGAACCCCGCTGTCGCAGGCAACACATAAACAGGAAATGGATTATTTGGCTGTCCTCTAGTTACCTGAAGAGTAGTGGTCATAGGCTGGCCGTAAGACCACTGGTGCGAAACACCTTCAATATAGAAAGACATGTTTCTATCTGGTAAGTCCAGTCGATAACCGGCACGTATCTCAGGAGCACCGCGCATCTCTATGTTGCCAGATACGTATTCAAGATTGTGCTGGTACCAGTGGTCCTGCAGAAGTGCCCAACGCGCAAGTATTCGTCTAGAACTAGGACCGTCTACGTGTCCAGCAGTTTGAGGTCTTTCCGTTTTTTCTCCTTCGTCTGGTTGAGTGCTTTCTGGCGTTGGCGCAGGGCGATTGTCAACCAGGTCTACACCTTCTCCACCTTCCGCATCGTTAACTACTTCTTCATCGGGGATAACTGTACTATTTACTGGAACTATTTTGCCGAATCTTTCAAGAAAGATTCGTACTGGGTCCTGACTTAGTGTCTCGGATTCAGGTGGATTCGAAGGCCGTGAAGAGCTTATGGAAAAGCCAGTTATCGGATTACCGTGTATGTCGCGGTTATCTGATTCTTTATTAACAAGGAAGTCACGCAAAAGACCGCCAGGACGACGTGGAGTACCTGTGCGCTGTATTGAAGTTGGATAAACTCTTGCGTTGCGCTTAACTATGAATTCAAAATGAAGATGTGGACCGCCGCTATCAGTACCTGTTTGCCCAACAGTGCCGATTATATCACCTGCTGCTACGTCAACTTCTTGGTATCTACCACCTCCAACAATTCTAGCTGATTGAAAATGCGCAGTTCTTGTTGACCTTGTAGAGTGATTTAGGTTCTCTGCGATAGTATCTAAGTGCGCGTAAAGACTGTATATGTCGTCTTGTTCGTGATAAATCATTACTACGTTACCGTAGCCACCATTTCGAGAAGCACCAATATTGTCAGGTGCTGCCATAACAACTTTTCCTGCGCGTACTGCGCGAACAGGAGTTCCTCTTCTAGCTACAAAATCAACACCATTGTGGAATCGCCAATAAGGAGTACCTCTTGCTGGTATTGGATTTCCTGTAATGTTGTTTAGGGGCCTAGTACCGTTAGAATTCCATTGCCGATACTGCCAAAGATTACGAGAATGAACGTAGCCCTGAGTATACACACCATCCGATCCTATTACTAAATCTATTGGTAGGAAAGTAACAGGAGTAGATACTGGTGGCGTAGGCGCAGCTGCAGCGGCAGTAGATTCCTCTGCTGCTGCGGGCGGAGATTGTGGCGTTAGACGGTCAATTATGTCCAGAGACGGTCTAGCAAAGCGCGTACTTACTCTTCTAGTCCGCAAACCATGACGCACTATGTGTGTAGGCGTGATTATGGGAAGCAAATCTTGAAAGAAAAATCTTGAAGACTCTCCAAAAATAGCGCTCTCGGACGTGAGTTCAAAAAGGTTAAAGTGGTCAGTATCGCTCCTACTAAATCTGGTTGTGCTGATCTCCGAACTATTGACTACGGCTACGTCTAAATGCTTTCTCGCTGTGCGAGCATCAGAGCCGTAAGAAATAGAACCAGCATTGATTGTAGGAATCGTGATTACGTGCCTACCTGGAACGTTTGGATCATTGCTAAAAATAGCACCGAAGTTTATGTTGCCTATTTTCGCAAGCGGTTTCTGGTCGTTGGATCCTTCACTAACAGGAGTAGTTCCAACCTCTCTAACACTTAAAGTAACATTAGAAGCATCTATGCGGTCAATAGTGGAAAACGGATATTCACGCATAACCAGCGCAGGTTGATACATGATTCCGGTAGTTCCACCATTATTGTCCGCTTCGTTTCCACCTAGGTCATCTGAATCACGAGAATAGTCGTCGCCCGCAACTAGACCTCCGTCACGACTAACGGGCCTTAGGTCAAGAAACAACTCATTGACGATGTCGTTAGATATGGACTTTAGCAATGACATGAGCGTTCCTTGACGCTCCCATATTGTCATCTCCATCGTATATCCGTCTATCGCATCTCTTTCTACAAACGTGAAGATATCAATGATATCAAGAAGAGTCGCTGGAAACTGAGTGACGGTTGTATTGAGTACGTTATACGCTTCTTGCCCGCGCTCTAGTGGTGCTCTAGTAGATTCTTGATTGGTGCTGGAGCCAGGAACCAGTGTTCTAGCAAC